TATCGCTACTCTTTTATTATGTAGTGGTTGTATTATCTTAAATAAAACAAAAACAGCCGACTTTACATTCTTGGGTGTAAAACTGGGTGTTTGTTTTGCAATTTGCTGATTTTCAGCGTTTGTTGCGGAGAGAGAGGCTGTTATACCTAATTTTCAATTTATTAGCAACCGTTATCAACTATCCTCATACAAGAGGACTTAGGGGGTAACGGTTGTTTCATTGGTAACACGTCCTATCAAACATTAACGCTAACTTTGGGTACTTTTTTGGGTACCCGTTTTTTCGTCTTCTTCCGGGTTGGAACGATTGGCATCGAAAGAATTAAAGCGTTCCATATTTTCCGCTTTTGCCGCGTTCACAATTTTAATATAAGGCTTCATAGCCTTATAGTCGCTGTGTCCTGTCCATTCCATAATAACAGGCGCGGGAATACCGAGCCGAAGGGCATTAACTATAAAAGTACGTCGCCCGGCGTGAGTAGTTAAAACGGAATACTTAGGCACGACAGCCTCCGAGCGTTCGCTGCCAATATAAGAAACGATATTAACGGGTTCGTCTATCCCGGCTTCTTGCGCCGCGTCGTGAAGGTTTTCGTTCATTTTGACGTTACTAATAACGGGCAACGCCTTATCGTTGGGAAGCCCTACGCCGTCATATTTGTCAAGGATAGCAAGGGCGTATTTATTCAGTTCTATATGAAGCCGCGCCGTCGTCTTTTTTGTAACGATAGACATATACGGCGGCGTTTGTTCCCGGTGGATATCGGAAACGCGGAGTTTTGCGACGTCCGAATAACGAAGCCCGGTAAAGCAACAGAAGCAGAAGACATCGCGCACCGCCGGGAACGAAGGCTTATTAGCCGGAAAGTCATAATTAAGGAAGTGTAGCAATTCTTCCCATTCTAAATATATAACTTCTTTGCAGTCCAAACCCTTAAAGCGGGGGCGGTATTGAAGATGAGCCAGGCCGGAGTAATAGCCGTTCGCCGCAGCCCAACGCAAGAACCAACGAAGGAAGCCCACGTTTTTAGCCACGGTAGTATTAAGTTGTTTTACGGTAGTTTGGAGATAGGCGACGAAGCCCGCGAAGTCAGACTTATCAAACCCTTCTAAGTTATATTTGTGTTTCTTATTATAGTCTGTAAGATGTTTTTTTAGGCTACTGAATTTTGTGTAGGTAGACTTAGACCAATTATTAGTTATACCCATTTCCCCGGTAAACAAGTCGAAGACCTCAAAGAACCCTAACGGCTTTTGTTCCGGCTTCGCTTCTTCGGGTTTGGCACGTCCGGCGGCAAGGTCAAACGCCGCCTTAAATTCCGCGACCGAAGGCGGCCGCTTATTGTCAAGTTCAAACCGGGTTAAGACTTCTTCAATAAGCCCGGACAGGGATATAACGCCGCGATTGATAGCCCCGGCTGTTTCGCCGTGGCTATTCTTATTTCCCAATTTGACGCAGTTATTAACCGGATCCCATTTTGAAGGAGCAATAACGAAGCCGGAACGGATATCGCACCGAAGACCGGCCCACGATACCCGAAGCCTTATGCCGACTTCTTCCGCTACGTCCTTCCCTTTGTTATTGGGTTTGATGTGCAGCCCTATATTTATTTTGAACTTCATACGGTAAGCATATTTCCGCGCCCGGTAAGCAGCCATTTAGCCGAAACGGGATAGTTAGCCGTAAGATAGTGGGCGGCTTCCAATTCGATGCCCTTATAGCGTGGCGTATAGCCCGGCTTCGGAGTAACGCCATAACCTAACCTAAGTTCCCTATAACGGGGCGCACTTAACCCGTGAAGGGTGCAGAACGCCTCAAGGGAAGCCACCTTATTGAGTTCGACAAGACGCTCCATCGCCAAGAAGAAACGCCGGGAAATTTCCGCCCTAACAGGGCAAGACGTCCTAACTAAACGTGGCATATCCCGGCGGCTTTTGCGTTTGACAGGATAGCGTTATATTCCGCTTCGTCAATAGTTATAATTTCCTTTCCTTCCAAGTAGGCGGCTTCTAAGGCGTCGAAGACGTGGCGGGGGATAAACGGGTATAATTCCCGATTGGAATAGAGGGTATTTATTGCAACTTCCATATAGCTGAGTTATTTTTTCCGAATTTTGCGTTTAACAGCGTTCGCGGGTAAAATGGTAGGAATTACCGCCCCGGAAATTAAAGCGCGAATTTGGGGCATTTCTGCGCGTTTTATGGGTATCACTTTAATACGGGGTTGAAATACCTACTTAACTGAGTTTCTCGCGTTTATATATAATAAGGTGTAGCCAAAATTTCAGTAAAGCGGCACGACTTCCCCGAAGACTACCCGACAGCGGCAGAGGTGGCATCGTCGGCCCGGTGGACATCGGCTTTTTTAGTAAGTTCCGTAAGCCTTTCGATAGTCCGCTGTTGGCTTTCGATTATTGAGAGAAGCCGGGCTTTTTCATTTTGGGCGTCGTCCAAGAGTTTAAGAAGGACTTCCGACGGGGCTACTTCGGGCTTCTTTTCTTCTTCGGGCTGATACATATCGCCATCCCCAAGCATAAGCCAAATAGGGTTAAGACGTGGAAATTGTATGGTAATTTGTTGTAGAGTGTCCGGCATTATAGATTTACGGATACTTTGGATGTAGGCAGAACCCACCCCTACACGCCTACAAAATTCGCGTTCGCTAATTCCTTCGGCTTTTATAAAGCGTTTAAGTCGCTCTTTTACTGTTTCTTCCATTCGTTGAACGGGCTATTATGTTAATAATTCTTAAAATTTGCCGATTTGTATGGCAATCACTTGCACTGTGTATGGCAAAGTATTAACTTTGCGCTGTGTAAGGATTTCAGGTGCAAAGTTACTAAAATTCCGAACACGAAGCAATGACAAAAATTACTTAAATACAAGTTATATGGACTTCACGACAGCACAGATTAACAGGAACTTCCTAATTAAGGTTAGCGGAGTGAACGGCGACGGCGAACGCCTTAACACCCTCGTAGGCGTTTCGGGCCTTCTTCGCTTGATTGGCGAAAAGTTGGCTAACAGCCTTCTAATTCGTGCCTTCAAGTGTATGCTTGACAAGTGCGTATGCAAACTTCGCCGAGGCTTAAAAATTACCTTTTATTCAAAATAAGCGTACAGACGTATGGCAATACAGACGATAAAAGCAAAGGCCCGCGTAAAAGTGTCTACCGACTTCGGCTATTGGTGCCTCGCCGAGATACGCGGACTTAAAGAAGGCACGGAATTAGAAGGCCGGTATAACCCGGTAAACAAAGCGTTCGACTTCACATGGAACGGCAACGACGCGATGCTGTGGATAGGTCAGAACGGCGAACTAATACAGGACAACAACTAACACCATACAACTATGAGCATGAACGACAACCGGGGCTGTAGCGTTTGCCCCGCCGGAAGTGAGAACTACGAAATATTCACTACCCGCCTTCGCGGGAAAAGGGTTAAGCGCGTACAATACGACTACCGAACCCCGGACGGGGAACTTTTTGCTACGGTAGCGTCGAGCCTTACCGAGTGCAGACACCGCCGCGACGAGTGGCTCAGTAAACGGGAAGCCGCAGCGGGTAAGGGCTAATTTGTCTGCCGCCGTATCACTTTAATACAATTAACTTCAAACTTCATACCCAAAAATATGACATTGATAGCGACAACAAACACGACCTTCCGGGGCTTCCGTTCCGGGTTAGACCAAGTAAAATCGGGCGACCTTCGCGCTTGCGTGGCTGACCTTTGGAAGGCATTGGGAATCAATAACCGCAATTCCTTCTATTGCTACCGCGACGGAAAGCAGGAACCGAAGGCAAGCCAGGCCGCCGCAGTTACGGAAGTATTTGCCAAGTACGGAGTAACGGAAAATATTTGGGGGCCATGCGACTAAACGCCGAACTAAGCCCACGCGAAGGCGAGATAGCCGAACTATTGGCATGGGGCGCGAGCAAGAAGGAAGTAGCCGACAGGCTGTTTATTTCCGCCCGCACGGTTGAGAACACCGCCCGGAACATATACCAAAAGTTAGGCATACAAAAGGCTACGGAACTTTGCGTATGGTGGTTCTGCACCAAGTGCGGCGTACCCGTCAGCTTAGACCCGCTTAAACGCGCCTTCATAGCGGTAATTCTCCTGTTCGCCTTCGTTCCGCGTGAGTTCGTTTGCTTCGACGACAACTTTACGCCCCGGACACCAAGAACCGCCCGAACGACAAGAGTACAACGCCCCGGACGCCGGAGCGAGGAAGAAACAGACTTTAACGACTTCTTTACCCCAATAGTATGAAAGAAAGAATCTTAACAAAACTTTTCGGCAAGACCGAAAACGGCGAACGCTACACGTTCGGGCAGTGGCTTATTTACGTTTGGTTTGCCCTTTCCCTTTGCATATTGGGGATGACAGCCGACGACGCGCCCCTGTGGTGGTTAGGGTTATGGCTTGCAAGTTTCGCAGCCGCCGGACACTACCTAAAAAAACTTCCATTACCCGAAGACCCCGAAAAAGACCTTTACGACGATGAAGAAGAATAACCCCAACACCCGAATAATAGACCTTACACTCGGCGAATTGTTGGACGCCGTGGAAGAAAGGGTAAAGGCGACCTTAGCCGGGAAGCCCCAGGCCGACGACAAGAAAAAACGCTACGTCTACGGGCTTAAAGGTTTGGCTAAACTTTTCGGCTGCAGCAAGACGACGGCGAGCCGTATCAAGACTTCCGGGAAGATTGACAAGGCAATTACGCAGATAGGCGCACTGCTTATCATAGACGCGGACTTAGCCCTGTCCTTAGCCGGGAAACAGGAAGCAACAGACAACACCCAAAAATAACAGCTATATGAGTAAAAAACTAAAAATTAAAAGCCTTACCCTCGTTAACTTCAAGGGTATGCGCAACGTAACCGTAGACTTCGGCGACGGAGTTACCGCGATAAGCGGGCGGAATGGCACCGGGAAGACCACAATCGCGGACGGCTTCGCGTGGCTTCTTTGGGGCAAGGACAGCGAAGGCAACAGCGACACGAAATTTGGCATCAAGACCAACGACGAGAACGGGAACTACATACCCGACCTCGAACACGAAGTAAGCGGATCCTTCGACGCCATAGACACCGAAACGGGAGAAGTAACGGCCGTAGAACTTCGCCGCGTCTACGTCGAGGAATGGCAGACCCCGAAGGGAAGCACCGAACGCATCCTCAAAGGACACCACACCGACTATTTTTACAACGGGGTGCCTTTGAAGACAAAGACCGAGTACGACGCGAAGGTAGCCGCCCTCATTCCCGAAGACCTGTTTAAGGTCATTACTGACCCCTACTACTTCCTTACGCTTCATTGGAAGGCGCAACGCGAATACTTGCTACGAATGGCCGGCACCATTTCCGACAGCGATATAGCCGCCAACCGCGCCGAGTTCGCCGAACTTCTACGCCGAGTTACGGGCAAGTCGATGGAAGAATACAAGAAGGAGATAGCCGCCCGCCGTGCCAAGATAGAAGCACAATTAGAGAAGATACCGACCCGCAAAGACGAGGTAACGCGCAATACCCCGGTAGCCCCGGACTACGCCGCGCTTGAAGCGGAGAAGGTGCAGATACAGGCAGACCTCGCGGACATAGACGCCGCCGCTACGTCGGCCGCCGAAGCCAACCGCGTAGCCTACGAACGCGCCGCCCGAATACAGGGCGACATCAACGCCAAGCGTACAGAGCAGAACCAAATAATTTATAACGCGAAGGAATCCGCCCGTAAAGCAGCCTACGAAACCAACCGCGTAGCAGACGACGCAGCCCGCGACCTCGCCCAAGTGGAGCAGTCCGAAGCAAACGAAACCAACTACTACAACCGGGAGAAGGCCGTAATTACGGCGTCCATTGCCACCGAGAAACGCCGCAAGGAAGAAGCCGAACGGGAAGTAGCCGCACTTCGTACCCGTTGGGATGCCGTCAATAACGAGCAGTTCCAAGAAAAGACCTACCAAGCCGCCGGCCCGCTTCTTTGCCCTATCTTCGGGCATCAGTGCGCCGACCCGTCGGCAGTCAACCGCCATCAGTGCGACGCAGCGGCCGCCGCCGAAGCCTTCAAAAAACGCCAAGACGACGAACGCGCCGCCTTCTACGCCAACCAAACCGCCCGGCTTGATGCTATGGACATCGAAGGCCAGGAACTAAACAAGCGTATAGCGCAGCACGACGCCGAAATAGCCCGGCTTATGCAGGACGCCGCCACACTCGACGCCAAACACGCCAAGTCCGTACAGGACTACGCCACCAAGAAGGAAGCGTTAAAGAAGGTCATAGCCGACAACCCCCGCGTAAGCACCGACCCACAAATAGACACGCAGGCGCTCCCCGGTTGGGCAGCCCTTCAACAGGAGATAGACCGACTTACCGCCGACCTTACCGCCGCCACCGCCCCGGCTTACGGCATGGAAACCGCCTACCCGTCGGCAAAGAAGGCGCAGCTTAACGCCCGCCTTTCCGAGATAGACCAAAAGTTGGGGCTTCGTTCCACCATTGAAGCCAACGAACGTCGGATAGTGGAACTTGACAAGGAAGCCGCTACGTTGGCACAGGAGAAGGCCGGGCTTCAAATCGAAGAAGACCTTATAGACGACTTCGTAAAAGACCGCATGGCGGAAGTAGAACGCCGCGTTAACGGGCTATTCGACGGCGTGGAGTTCCGAATGTATAAGAACTTAGTAAACGGAGAGAAGGAACCCGACTGCGTGGCATACATTGGCGGCGTCCGTTACCAAGACAAGAACCACGCCGGGCAGATAAACGCAGGCCTCGCCGTGATTAACGCCCTTTGCGCCTTCCACGGCGTTACCGCGCCTATCTTCGTCGATAACGCCGAAAGCGTCAACACCTTCATCCCGGTAAACAGCCAACTAATAACGCTGTCCGTGAGTACCGAAGACAGCCTACAAGTCAACCACTATTAACCCTCACAGCTATATGTGTAAGACCCCCGAACTTCCGGCTACCATAGTGGCAGCACAGGAAAAATTTGAAGTTGCACTACGCGATGCTTCGGCGATTGACATCGTGAACAACTTCGGCGCAGCGTTCAACGCGGCGCGAGTAATAACGCTTCTTCGTGAAGCATTGACCGACGAAGTAATGGCGCGGGTATTCATGCCTTTAATGAACACAAAGGTAGGCTTCCGCACCGACCGCGACGGCAAGCCCGACAAGCAAGGCCGGGTAAAGCCCCTCTACGACGTTCCCACCGTCCGCGACGCGATAATAGACGCCGCAATAATTGGGCTTCTTCCGACCGGGAACCAGTTTAACATCATTTCCGGCACGATGTATCCGACGAAGGAAGGCTATACCGTCCTTCTTAAAAAGATAGGCGCGAAGTACGTTATCGACGTTCAGCAAGACCGCAGCCAAAACCCCGCCTTCGCGGAGTTCCCCTGCAAAATAACCTATTCCTACAACGGGGAGAAAAACAGCCTTACAATTAACGCCACCGTTCGCCGCGACCAATACAGCAGCAACGACCAACTGCGCGGCAAAGCGGAACGCCGCGCTAAGAAGGCCCTCTACGAATACCTTACGGGAACGGACTACGGCGAAGCCGACGAAACGAGCAGCCGCCCCAACGCGGTAATAGATACCGTCGCCGTGGAAATTTCCGAGAAGGGCAACGCCGGCCCTGCTATTGGCTTCGACGACGCCGAAGTAGCCACCGTCGAGGAAGCAAGCGCACCCGTAGCAGCTCCCGAACCCGTGGCAGCACAGGCCGCCGCCACGGGTCAACCCGCAGAAGTTCAGCCCCAGGCCGCCCCGCAGACGGCCCCGGCATACAACGCACCAAGAAAACCCAATTTCTAATGGTTCTTAGTGTTTTAGGCTCAAGCAGCAGCGGCAACGCCTACGTTTTGCAAAACGTGGGCGAAGCCCTGCTCATTGAAGCCGGGGTAAACTTCAAGAAGGTAGTAGCCGCGTTGGAAGGCAATATTTCCAAAGTGGTAGGCTGTCTTATATCCCACGAACACGGCGACCACGCCGGGCGAATTAACGAGGTATTGAACGCCGTTATTCCCGTCTACGCCACCCGTGGAACGATAGACGCCGCAAAGATAACGAGCGAGTGGAAGCCGCGAGTATTGGAACACAACGGCAAAGGCTACAAGGTTCAGACCCTCGGACGCTTCAAGGTTATACCGTTCGCCACCAAGCACGACTGCGCCGAACCCGTAGGCTTCTACATTTGGCACCCGGAAACGGGCGGCATATTGTTCGCTACCGATACCTACTACCTTCCCAACACCTTCAAAGGCTTAAACAACGTCCTTATAGAATGCAACTACGACCCGGAAATATTAGACCGAAACGTAGAGGAAGGCCGACTAATTCCCGCCCTTCGGGAGCGAGTGAGAGAAAGCCACCTAAGTATAGACACCTGTATAGGCGCACTTAAAGCCAACGACTTGAAGGCGGTAAATAACATCGTCCTAATACACCTGTCAAGCGGCAACGGCGACCCCGTAGGCTTCAAGGATAAGGTTTACAGGGCGACCGGGAAGCGGGTACACATTGCCGCCCCCGGACTTACTATCAACTTTAATAAAACGCCCTTCTAACCATGATAAAAGGCTTTAATTCCGAAACCGCGCCGCTTACGGAGTACGAGGAAAGCGTAATACTTCCCCTCGTCCTTCAAGGGCTAAGAACCAAGATAGGAAAAGCGAACGCAGTAACAAACCGTACCATCGTGCAGCGGCTAAACATAGCCGGACACACGACCTCAGAACCCCGGATAAGGAAAATTATAAACCATATCCGAATGACCGACTTACTACCGGGGCTTATAGCCACGTCCGGCGGCTACTTCTTAGCGACTTCGGAAGCGGAGTTATTGGACTACGAACAAAGCCTAATAGGACGTGAGGACGCTATAAAACAAGTTCGGTTAGCAATAGCCCGCCAACGGCGGATCCTATACAACGACGCCAACCGACCCGACGAAGACAAACCCGAAATATTTTAACAACCCCTAAACAATTTACCGACATGAAGAAAATAGCATTATTCCGAAACTACGGCGGTTCTGCCGACTTCGTAGCCCGCTTCGACAGCGTGGAAGAAGCAAGCGACGCCGTTAAGGAAATCATCAACGAAGACGAAGACGCTAACGTATTCGACTTCTATACCGAAGAACAGGAGTACACCGACATCTGCGAGCGCGTGAAGTCCTACGCCGACGCTTGCGCCGTCTTAGGCGTAGGCAAAATGGACGAGAAGGCTATGAAGGCTTGCGGCTTCCGCCCCGACGAGATAGCCCGCCGCAAGTTGGAAACCATCACGGAAGCCCTTAATGAAGGATGGCGACCCGATTGGAACAATACCGACGAATACAAGTATTTCCCCTGGTTCTACATCAAGCCGGGCGCAGGGAAGGACGCCGAAGGGAAACCAGGCGGCGCGACTGCCGGGCTTGCGCTCGCGTTTACGAGCGACGCGGCTTCGTATACGTATGCGGACATCGGCTCCCGGCTTTGCTTCCACGAACGCCGTACCGCCGCCTACGCGGGCGACACGTTCCGCGACCTATACGCCCAAATCTTAGTAGAAAAATTCTAAACCCACAGCCGACATGACAAAGAAAGAATTAGCGGCGAAAGTCGCCGCAGCTTGCGCCGGGACACCGGCCCACGGCATTAACGCCACCGTAACGGAAGAAGTGATAACAGCCACCCTCGGCGTAATTAAGGACGTCGTTTATTGCGGCGGCGAAGTAACCCTGCGCGGCTTCGGCACCTTCGGACACAAGAACCGAAAAGCCAAGATAGCCCGGAACATCAGCACGGGCGAAGCCGTCCACGTTCCCGCCCGCGCCGTCGTCAGCTTCAAACCGGCCAAAGACTTCAACGTAGCACAGGACTAAGATGGAAGCACAGGAAAGAATCGAAACCCGGAAGGACGAAATACGCTACCGCACGGACGACACCCGCCGCATGGTTGGCAAGTTCTTTGCGTCGAACGTCTTAAAGACGTGGTATGAAGAAATGTTAGACAGCGACACCGGGGAAGTTATAAGCATTGAACGGAAAGACTTGCTTTTTGAGGTTGGCAAATACATAGACGAAGAAACCGCCCAAAGCATATCCTTCCACATTCAATGCGGCGATATTACCGACGTCGAAGTAAGCAACCAACGCCGAATAGCCCGACCCGATAAGCGTTACAGCCTTCTGCCCTTCAAGGCTACGGCCGTCATAGGGAACAAACGTAAAAGTTTCATTTTACAGGCACAGAGCGCGACCCTCGCTATTGAAGTCGTAACGGACTTCATAGAACTAAACTTTACTTCCCGCTTCGTGGTGGATAGCGTCAAGGCGATGCCCGGCTGCATAATTCTAAACGACCGCTTCCGCCGCGCCGTCGAGGAAGTGGAAGGGGGCAACGAAGCCGGGGAAGAAACCCCGGACGGAGAGGAAGCTCGCGACGATACCAAGTATTACCGTATTGAAGCGGACATCGTAGCCAAGCGCGAAGACGACGAAGACGAGCCGCGCCCGTCGTCCTACGACTTCATTGTTAAGACCCGCGACATCGACACCGCGAAGGCGGTAATAACCGCGTGGCTTAACACGCAGCTCAAGAAGGAAGCCGAGAAGGAAGGACGCGAAATTACAGCCTTTGAAGTTTCGCTTACGTCCGCGTCGCCCTTCAACCTTAACGCGATTATACCCTACGCCTTCTGCGCCGCCTACAAGGAAGTGGAGAAGATAGAAGGAAAACCCTAATAACAACCGGGGGGAGCGTCGCCTTACCCAGTAACGCGCCCCCCATTAAACCAACCGCTATGAGCCAAGACAGCATAGTAATTTTTCGTTCTTACATAGACGCGATAGCCGAGCTTCCGGCGGAACTTTATAAGGAAGTTTCGCGGGTTCTTTACGCCTACGCCTTCGACGGAATAGAGCCGGGCGACGAGGCAAGCCCGACGGCCCGCGCCTTATTCATAGCGTTAAAGTCGCAGATAGATTTTAACGTAGCGAGGTACGAACGCGCTGTTAGGAACGGCAGCAAGGGCGGCGCACCCAAAGGCACCCGGAACAACCCCAACGGAAGGCGCGGAAAAAGAACTAACCAAGAACTAACCGAAACTAACCAAGAACTAACCAACCCCGAAAAATTAGTTATTTCGGACGTTTCGGGCGTCGAAGCCGTGGAAATTTTGCCGGAAGGCGAAGAAGAAAATACGCCAAATTTGCCAAAAATTCGCCGAAAAGGGTTTGTTAAAACTAACCAAGAACTAACCCAAAACAAACCGAGAACTAACCAAGACGGAGAAAAAGAACTAACTGACGCCAAAGAACTAACCTTAATCAGTAATCAGTTATCAATAAATAATTATGTTGTTGTAGATAACGCGCGCGAGGTTAGTTTTTTGGATAAGTTCTTTGCACCCGAAAACCAATATAGTTTAGACGTCCTTTGTATGCAGAACAGCACGGACGTAGAAACCTTAAAGCAATACGCCAACGAAATAATAGCCGAGTGGCAGCTGCGCGGCGTGGAACATACCGAATACAAGGAAGCCGCCCAGCACTTAATAAATCATCTTCGCCGGAAGTTTGAAGCCGACCGCCGCAGGGCCAGGGAAGACGCCGCCGCGCCCAAAAGCCGCCGACAGGCAAGACAAGACCTAATGCAGGGGGCCGCCGAACGCATGGCCCGCACAATAAAGAGCGACGGATCCGCCGCAAGTCCTTCCACCGCCGGAGATACCGAACCCTTCTAATTCTAAAATTCAGCGATATGGAAATGTTACCTTCAAACCGCCGCCCGGACAATTCCGGGGCATTGGCGAAAACAGACCCCCGCGCCTTAGCCGTCCGTCAGCAGTACGGCGACCTTCCGCAGCTTTGCAAGACGTTCGGGGTATCGGCACAGAGGTACTGCGCCAAGAACGTGGAAAAGGCGGTACGTTCCGGCGTTCCTACCTTCGCCGTCATAGTGAGAACCTACGGAGAAGACGGCGTAGCCGGACTTATAGGCTTGCACATTACCGAAGCAATACTACGGATGGGGGAAGACCAAGACGTAGACGAATACGACGTAGACTTTATAGCCCACGCCATTTGTGAAAGTGAACGCTTCCGGCTTTTGTCGATGGCTTCTATTCTTCGCTTCTTCCACCTTTTGAAGTGTGGCGAGTTCGACATCTACGGCAAGGTAACGCCCCGGAAAGTGTTAGAAGCCTTCCGCAAATACGCCATAGACCAACAGGCGAAGGAAAACCGAATAGCCTACGAGATGGAGAAGGAACGACAGGAACAGGAGCGCGAGGAAGCCCGGCGGAACGCCGTACCGTGGGACGTTTGGGCGGAAAGTCAAGGCATAGACCCCTCAATAGGCTTCCACGGGTGGATGGCGCAGAAGTTCAAGGAAACGACCGAATACGGGAAGAAGAAGGCTACCGCCCTTCTTTTCGTGGAAGTCTTAGAAAGCCTCGTAAGAATAATAACCTTCATAGCCGACTATATGAAAAGCGAGAAGCAGACCAAACCCAAATAACACCGTGAGAGCCACGGAAACGCCCCAAATTCCGCGCTTCGACCCTTTGGCGTGTAGTTGAAGGGCAGCAAGGAATTAACCGCCTACAAAGCAAAATAAACAATCATTTCACAATGCAGAAAAAGAAAATATATATTTCAGGCCAAATCAGCGGCTTAACGCGCCCGGAATACGTCGCCAACTTCTTAGAGGCGGCCCGGCTTCTTAACGCACAGGGCTACGACGTAGTTAACCCGCTATTCAACGGGGTAGACGCTACGCAACCGTGGCAAGTTCACATGAAGGCGGATATTAAGTTATTACTTGATTGCGACGCGATTTATATGCTTCCTAATTGGGAAGTCAGCAACGGGGCGACCTTAGAACGTGAGATAGCGAAGACGTTAGGGCTTGAAATAGTCTATGAGCGTCAGCCCCAACACCGGGATATAAAACGCGCCATACTTACGGTGATGTCGGTACCATTCAAAACCATAGCTGCAGACAGCCGGGAGCGTTGGCACGTCTACGCCCGAATGATATACGCCCACCATTGCAAAAAACGCGGAGTAGCCACACAGGAAATAGCAGAGGAAACGAAGCACGACGCATCGACCATTCACTACTACCTACGCCGTTACGATAGCGAATACAAGTATAACCGGGAGTTCCGCGCAGCCGCCGAGAAAGTGGCTACGCTATTAAGTAAAAAATTAACCACGCCGCCGAGCGTATCACTTTAATACTAACCGCTATATGGACTTTGAAAAAGGAATAACCGTATTGTCGCTATTCGACGGTATGAGTTGCGGACAAATAGCCCTACGCCAAGCCGGAATCAAGGTAAAACAATACTTTGCTTCCGAGATAGACAAACACGCCATAGCGCAGACACAACACAACTTCCCGGACACCGTGCAGCTCGGAAGCGTTACAGGAGTACGCGCCGCCGACCTTCCCCACATAGACCTCCTTATAGGCGGTTCGCCCTGTCAAGGGTTCAGCTTTGCCGGAAAGCAGCTTAATTTCAACGACCCCCGAAGCGTCTTATTCTTTGAATACGTCCGTATTCTTCGGGAAATACAGGAATACAATCCCGGTGTTAAGTTCTTACTTGAAAACGTGAGGATGCGCCGGGAGTGCGAAAACACAATTTCCGAGCAGTTGGGGCTGTTCCCGGTAGTAATAAATTCCGCCTTAGTGTCAGCACAAAACCGCGTCCGGCTTTATTGGACTAACATACGCACACGCGAAGAAGCAAACCTTTTCGACACAAAGGTATTTACGGACATACCGCAGCCAAAAGACCGGGGCATATACCTACGCGACATATTGGAAGACGAGGTAGACCCACGTTTTATCCTTACGTCTAAACGCATACAAAAGCTAATAGAACATCATCAACGGCAAGCCGAAGCCGGTACCGGCTTCGTCTTCCACCCAAGGGCGGAAGACGAAAAAAGTAACACCCTGCGCGTTGGCGGAAGTTGCCACGACGATATAATTATACTTGAAGGCGACCGAGCCGCCCAGTGCGTAGCGATACGCGGACGCTTCAACCCGGAAACAGGAAAGAATGAGCAAACCCCGGAACTCCGCCCGGACGGTAAGACAAATTGCCTTACAAGCGTAGAAAAAGACAATTTGATTTACATTGAGGCCGCCTGTCTGACACCCCGACGCACGGAATACGGCAAAGCCATACGCCGCCAATATGAAGCCGGGGAGATACAGGAAAGCCGCCATAACATGACGGAGTTAGAGCCGCGCACCGACGGAAAAACAAATACAATTACCACGGTGCAGAAAGATAACTTAATACTTCAACTTCCACACGGCTATAATCCCGGTGGAGTTAGGAGCGGAAAAGTGCCATCGTTGACTACGAGTAATTGGGAGCATAACAATTTATTGGCAATCCGCGAAGTGATACAACTAAACCCGGACACCGAGAGCGACGACAAACAGCCATACCAACAAAACCGCGTCTATTCAGCCGAGGGCATAAGCCCGGCTTTGTGTTCAGCCCACGCCGGACATGCCCCGGCAGTATTGACACCCGAAACCATACTACGCCGTCTAACCCCGACGGAGTGCAGCCGTCTACAAACCATTCCCGAATGGTACGAATGGAAGTGTAGCGATACCCAGGCCTACCGAATATTAGGCAACGGTTGGACGGTAGACGTGATAACCCATATTTTCAACTTCTTAAAACCCCAAACGACATGAAAAAGAAAATTGCCGCGCTATTGCGCCGTTGGGCCTACGCCCTTAACCCCGAAACCCCGGCGACACTTCCACCGGGCTACCAAGTCGCAAAGGTAGTCAGTACCATAGGCTATCCGCTACCCGAAGGAAGGATGCCAACGCCGGAAACAATCAAGCGCAACTACAAAAGACTAACCGAAGAAGTGCTTATGCAAGTACAGGACTGCGGTTATATACGACACAGCGCCGACATCCACCCGGTACCAGGTGGAATGGTTGACTACGAAGCAAGCCTTTACGTCGGCTTCATACCCAAGAGAACCAAACAACCATAACCCCCAACAAAAACAGCGAACTATGTTAAAAGTAGAATTTGTCGGACACATAGGATCCGACGCGGAAATTAAAGACTTCAACGGGAAGCGTTACATCGCCTTCAACGTGGCGACTTCCGAGCGTTTCAAGGACGCACAGGGCAACCCGGTAAGCCGGACGACGTGGGTAAGTTGTCTAAAACCCGGCGACGGCGCGGTAGTCAACTACCTCAAGAAGGGAACACAGGTTTACTGCCGTGGCAACCTTACCGTAAAGACCTACACAGGACGGAACGGCGTAGAAGCCGGAATAAATTGCACCGTTTCCGAGTTGGAACTGCTCGGAAGCAGACAGGACGCGCAGCAGAACCCACAACCCGGCGCGACTTCCCAGGCCTACGGCGCGGGCAGCTACGGAAGTGGCTACGGAGCAGCCCCCGGCGGCTACCCGGCGTTTGGTCCCGGACAAGACGAAGCACCATACTAACCCCGTAGACCCATGATGTTAACTTTCAACGTACAAATTACGGAAGGCATTATTTACGACGCTATTAACGGCGCGGTAAAACAATGCCTTCCGGCATTGGCTCGCCAAATAGCCGGAGCAGATGCCGACGAGAGAAAGACGGGCGAACTTATTGCTTCTTCTTCCTTCGGGGTATTGAGGAACGGCAAACCCGTAACCGCCGAGAAAATCCGCGAAGTAAAAGACAAGCCGTTAACCCGCGCCGTCAAGTATAGCGCAGTAGTAACCGTCGGCGGCGTAACCGTTACTATTGGAATATGAGCATAGTAGAGCATTACCCCCGCCGAATCGTAACGCTTCGACCGGGCGACGAGATTAGGGCTACTTATAGGCAGCTTCCCGACGCCCCGGTAAGGATAGCCCCGGCGACCTTAAAACGCCTATACGGGTGGAAAGAAGGGATGCAGTATAAAGGGCGCGTCCGGCACATACGGAAAGGCGAAGACCTTACGGAAAGTTCTTTTGTTGTGGACTTCTTCGACGTCAAGACGGGAAAACTCCAATGTACCCACGTCGTCTATAACGTCGAACTTATGGCCGCTAAGGGCGAACTTTACGACGTTTCCTACACACCCAACCCAAGCCCCTCGTTATTCGACGATGAACGCTAAACAATTTTTCGACAAAGTAGTAGAACTTCGGCAGACGCAACGCGAATACTTCCGTACCCGTTTGCCGGACGTTCTACGAAAGTCGAAGGCGATAGAAGCCGAGATAGACCGCGAAATAAAGCGGGTTCAGCAGATAGAAAAAGACCGGGCAAGAGCCGAAGCCGAACGACAGCAAGGCTCGTTATTTCCCGATAGTTAAGAACTAAAAATAACGGAAGAATGAAACCTATTAAGTTCCCCGAACAAAACGTAGTATTTTGGGAAAACCAACAACCGTTATACGAACCGCTTCCGGCATATAGAAGCCCTGACGGGCAAGTAATATGCTGTTTTGAGCTTACCGAAGATGAAAAACAGCGCGTAGCAGAAACCGGGCATATTTGGCTCAGTGTGCTAACCTTCAACGACCCGCTACACCCCGTTTACTTAACAACGGAGAAAGGCGACATATTCAATAACCCCGACTAACAATGGCATACGTTACAAGAATTTGCGAGAATTGCGGCCGGCCCTTCCAAGCCGATACCCGCAATTTAGCGCGGGGTTGGGGAAAGTGTTGCAGTAAGTCCTGCGCGGCTTCCCTTCGGGAGAGGTCAGCCGCCGCCCCAAAAAGTACGGCGACGAAACCCCGCCTTACCTACGACGAATTGGTAGCAAGAGCCAACGCCGAGCCGACGAAGGCGAAGCCCCGGCACATAGAAAGCCACCTACAACGGAATTGCTTTACCTGGTTCCGGCTTCAATACCCGCGCCTTCGGTTATTGCTTTTCGCAGTACCTAACGGCGGCTTCCGCAATAAACGGGAAGCCGGGATAATGAAGGCGGAAGGAGTAACGGCGGGAGTGGCCGACGTTATCCTTTTGAAGCCTTCCGGCGGCTACGCTTCCCTTTGCGTCGAGTTCAAGACCGAGGAAGGGACGCAGAGAGCCACACAGAAGGAATGGCAGAAGGCCGCCGAAGGCGCGGGTAACAAATACATCATAGTCCGCAGCTTCGACGACTTCAAGGAAGAAGTAGAAAAATACCTATCTTTGTAGCCTTATGGACGAAATAGACCTTACCACAATTCCCGATGAGTTCAAAGAACTGCTTCGGACGAAGTTAAAGAAACAGGACGACGCCACCTATAACGAAGCCCTAAGCCTTTACGGGCGTAATTTATTGGGCTTCTACCGCGTGATGAGAGCCGCGCCCGGTTCTATTGACTTAGACGAGATAAAGGAAGCCCAACGGAAGGCAGAACGCGACGAAGCCGAACGCCGGGCGAAATACGAAAAAGAACGGGAATACGACGCCGGGCTAACGTGGCTTTACGAAACCGACAACTTCCAATTTACGGGCGGCTATTACGCCGGGATAGATGATGCCGGAGTAATACGCCATATTTGCTACGAAAGCGGCGACCACCGAAGCGGCGGCCCGGTTTATTCTAATACGCCCTTCGGTCAGTTCGGCGACTTCAATACCCAAATGGGGCGAGTAAAGGCGTACGCCCCGGCCCTATACGCCAAGATTAAAGATTATAGGCAGCAGTAACCGCCCCGACTTGAAGTTTTAACGAAGTGTTTTAGGCTTTGTCGTATCACTTTAATACGATAAAACCTTTAACTTTGCACATAGAAACCAACGCACCCATGAAACCGAAACAAGCAATAGAAAAAGTCGCCGCCTTCATTAAGCGGCTGGCCTTCGACAAGAAGTTACACTACTTCGCCGGGCTTCTTATAGCCGGAGTTCTTACGAACTTTATGCCCGTCCTTATTGCCGTGGCTATCGCCGTAGCCGTCGGCATTGCAAAAGAAGTCTACGACCGCGTAACCAAGAAGGGAACGCCGGAATTTGCCGACTTCTTATGGACGACCGCCGGGGCTATAACGTGGCTTATTTCATACTACGCCGTTTCGGGCATCGTTTGGGCGTGGATAAATTAGGCTTCTACACATCCATATAGCTGAAAGCAACGGCGACAGCCGAAGCGGGAAAGGCGCGGCGACCAAACCGCGCCTTTTCTTCAATAAAGACACAGGAACAATGAGCAGAAGAAAGACCAAACCCAAAACCCAGGCCGAGGACGACGGCTTAAACTTCGACGTAGGCGACATCGGGATAGAAACGCCCGACTTCGATACGGCGTTATTCGACATATTGGAAGACGAGGTAGGAGCAGAAACGCGCTACATAAAGCCGAAGGTTTACGCTACTTCGGCGGACTTTGCTATGTACGACAACGCCGTAAAGTTGGCGCGGGATATAGAGATACAGGAAGGAAGCCGCTACGACGTGGTAGTAAACGGTTCGTTCATATTCGGCGACTTCTTAGAAGCCTTCATAGTGAGAAATAACGCCAAGTGTAAGAAGTTGACAATTTCCACGCTGTCGCTCAACCAAAACAACGTAGACAGTCTGCACAACCTTATAACCCACGGCTATATAGACGAACTTAACCTTATAGTAAGCGCGTACTTCTACAATATGGAGATACGGGCTTTAATTCCCTACATATACCGACAATTAGACATCGACAACCGCCTACAATTAGCAGTAGCGAACGTCCACACGAAAACTGCTCAGTTTGAAACATTAGGCGGGAAGAAGATAATAGCCCACGGTTCGGCGAACCTTCGCAGTTCCGGCAGTATAGAGCAATTCACAATAGAGGAAAACCCGGAACTTTACGACTTCTACGACGAAATGTTTAGCCGGATATTGGAACGCTACGCCACCATACGGAAAGCGGTATGGGGTAAAAGCCTATGGGCGGACTTAATAAAAAAGAAATTCAACGACTAATCCCTACGACTATGGCAGAAGACAACGGAAGCACAGGAAGCGGCGGTAACGGTTCCACTATTCAGAGTTCGACGGCGGCAAGTATGCGCGGCCCGTCTATGGCTTATTGGGCGGATCCATTCGGCGGAGGCCCGACAGGCCCGGCACCATTCTAACCTTAACACCCCGACACAATGGCAAAGAAAAAGACAACACAGGAAGCGACAGCCGCCAAGCCCCTCGCGGGATTGGTGCAAAGCGTCGTAGTCCGTCTTAGCGACATAGAACCCAACAAAGGGCAAATTCCCGGCGTTCCGAAGAACCCGCGCCAAATGAAGGACGACGTTAAGTTTAGGAAGTTGAAAGCGTCGATACAGGACGACCCGGAAATGTTGGCACTTCGGGAAGTGCTTATTTACCAACACAACGGGTTGAACGTCATTATAGGCGGAAATATGCGTTACCGCGCCCTTAAAGAATTGGGCTATACGGAAACAATAGCCAAGATTATACCGCCGGAAACACCGCCGGAGAAGTTGCGGGCGATAGTGATAAAAGATAACGTAGCCTTCGGCGATTGGGATATGGACGACTTAGCCAACGAATGGGATATAGAAGACTTAGACCACTGGGGCGTAGACCTTCCCGACATTGATACGGGCAAAGCGGAAGAAGACGCGGAAGAAGACGACTTTAACGTAGCTGAGAACCTACCGAAGAAGCCGAAAGCCCGATACGGCGACGTTTACCGATTGGGAAACCACCGCCTTATCTGTGGCGACAGCACAAGCCCCGAAGTGTTGGATATTCTTATAGGCGAAGGGAAGGTAGATTTACTTCTAACCGACCCGCCCTATAACGTGGACTATTCGAGCAAGAACGAAGCCCTAAACGCCGCAGACAAAGGAAACAGAGTACAGAAGGACATCGCCAACGACAAGATGGAGGACGGCGCGTTTTTGGACTTCCTTACGGCAGCTTTTGAAAACGCAAACCGCTTTCTCAAGAAGGGCGGCGCGTTCTACATTTGGCACGCCGGAACGGAAGGGCTTAACTTCAAATTAGCAGTAAAATCCGTGGGTTGGGATTTGAAACAAATTCTTATATGGGTTAAGAACAACATGGTATTAGGCCGACAGGACTACCAATGGAAGCACGAACCCTGCCTATACGGGTGGAAGCCCGGCGCGTCGCACTTCTTCGTAAACCGCCGCGACCTTCTTACCGTGTTGGAAGACCCAGGCCCGGACATAGACGCTATGACGAAGGACGAACTTAAAGCCCTTCTTCGTTCGCTATTGGGCGAAGCGACACCTACGACAGTCATACACGAAGACAAGCCGCTACGTTCTGCCGACCACCCCACGATGAAGCCTATTAAACTTATGGGCAGGGCGATTAAGAACAGCACACGCCCCGGCGAAGTCGTCTTAGACCTATTCGGCGGAAGCGGAAGCACCCTTATGGCGGCCGAACAGTTAGCCCGCTCCTGTTATACCGTGGAATTAGACCCCGCCTACATAGACGTGATTATAAAGCGTTGGGAGGAATACACGGGCGACAAGGCGGAATTATTAGGAAACTTCGCGCCGGACGAAGACGCGCCGGAACGAGAATAAAGGAACAGAGAGAAAAACAACCATTATCAGAGAAAAGCGATGGCCAACGAACAAAACCTTATACCCTTCAAGCCGGGGCAGAGCGGAAACCCGAAAGGGCGACCGAAAAGCCGCGTACCCGAACAGCTTGTAAAGATATTCGGGAGCAAGGCCCGCGCAAAGAAGTTTTACAGCCTTTCCTCCGTCGAAATTGACGAATGGGAAGCCGCTATATTGTCGTTCAGCGCGAACGACCTTAAATTATTAGCGAAGTGGGAAGACGCGCCCGCGTACCCGAAAGGGCTTGCTATTGCCGTCCTTTCGGATATGAAAAACGGGAAGACCACGACGTTAGACAAGCTGCGCGAACGTCAGTACGGGAAGCCCACACAGCGAATGGAATTAACCGGGAAGGACGGCGGCGACTTGATACCCGCCCGGACGCTAACGAAGGAAGAAGCCGCCGACCTTCTTAAAAGCCTTAACGAAAAGTATTAATGAGTTTTTGCCGCGACATAGACGTTATAAAAACGTGGGTTCTACAAGGAACCCTAAACTTTACGCGCTTCTTTTTCAAAGAAAAGTATAAGCGTAAGTTTGTCGTAGGCGTACACCATGAGCGAATAGCCGAAGCGTTAGACATGGTTCTAAAAGGCGAGATAACCCGGCTAATAATAAACATTGCCCCGCGCTACGGTAAGACGGAGTTAGCCGTTAAGTCCTTCATCGCGGAAGGCTTCGCCATAAACCCGAAGGCGAAGTTTATACACCTCAGTTATTCGGACGACTTAGCCCGTGACAATTCGCGGGGAGTACAAGAAATTCTACGCGAACCTTCGTTTAAGCGTCTATTCCCGGAAGCCGCGCCTACAAGTGTCAATACCCGTAAATGGTTCACGAAGGCGGGCGGCGGACTTTACGCCGTTTCGTCAGCCGGACAGGTAACAGGCTTCGGCGCGGGTTTGGTGGATAAGGACGAGGAAGAAGAATTAGGCGACGAAGTAGCGGCTATTACGTCCGAAGCCGGAGAGTTCGGCGGCGCGATAGTCATCGACGACCCGATAAAGCCGGACGACGCACGAAGCGAATTAGTACGCGAGAAGGTAAACCAAAAGTTTGAAACCACCATACGAAACCGCGTTAACAGCCGAAAAACGCCGATAATTATCATTATGCAGCGTTTGGACGAAGACGACCTTTGCGGCTACCTTCAAAAGTTGGAGCCGGACGAATGGACAGTTTTAAGCCTTCCCGTTATTGAGGTGGACGACCGAGGGAACGAACAGCCCCTATGGCCTTTTAAGCACACCTTAGCAGAACTTCACGAATTAGAGGATAAAGCCCCGTGGGTATTTGAAACACAGTATATGCAGAACCCGCGCCCGCTTGTGGGGCTGATGTACGAACGCGAGTTTAAGACCTACGAAGTATTACCCGTTACGAAACACCGCAAAGTAAAAGCCTACGTCGATACAGCCGACACGGGCAAAGACTTCCTTTGTTGCATTGTCTATGTTGAAACGGAAATAGGCAACTTCATTTTAGACGTGTACTACACCCAGGCCGCTATGGAAACAACCGAGCCGGAAACGGCGCGGATCCTTACGAAGTGGGAGGTAGAAGAAGCGATTATAGAGAGCAACAACGGCGGGCGCGGCTTCGCCCGTAAGGTTGAAGACAACTGCCGGATATTGGGAAACAGGAAGACGGTAATACGCTGGTTCCACCAAGACGAGAATAAGGACGTTCGTATCTTCAACCATTCCGCCGAAGTGCAGAACTTAACGCACTTCCCGAAGAATTGGGCGCACCTATTTCCAAAGTTCCACCAAGCAATAACCAAATATAAGAAACAAGGGGTTAACGCCCACGACGACGCGCCGGACGCTTTAACCGGAACCGTGGAGAAGCGACCCGACGGGAAGACCAATATAACGAAATTGAAAAGAATGTTTAACTAAACAATAACAACGACTATGCCCCTAATAGACGAACTTCTAAAGACAGGCGACCACGCCGCCGCCATTAACGAACTGAGGAACGGACGACTTACGACCCTTCCCAATTCGGAACAGTACAACGCGCAGTATAACCCGAAGCTGCACGACATTAACGACCCCCGGAAACGCCCGGACAAAATCGTAGTAACCGACAAGAATAGCGAAGAATACGGCGAAGTAAAGAACATCAACGTAAACGCCGAGATGACGACCGAAAGCGGGTTTAGAATTGAACCCGTAGCCCGCATCGCCTTAGCCCTTCAAAAGTTGATAGTAAAACGCGCCGTCGCCTTTACTTTCGGCAACCCCGTAGCCTACGACGCGACCCCGGAAGGCTCCGACGAAAAGGCCATACTTGCTGCCCTTAAGCGAGTATTCCACGACGTTAAGGAAAAGACCCTTAACCGCCGCGTAGCCCGTAGCCTTTTCAGTAGTACCGAAGTGGCGGAATATTGGTACCCGGTAGAAACCGACGAGGAACACACCCTTTATGGCTTCCCGACTAAAAAGAAGTTCCGCGTAGCCCTGTTTAGCCCGATGTTCGGGGATAAACTTTACCCGTACTTCGACGATGCCCGCGACCTTATAGCCTTCTCCCGTGAGTTCGTGAAGAAGGCGGACGACCTTACAACCCGGACGTACTTTGAAACCTACACGAAGGACGCGCACTACCGATGGACGGCGGAAGGCCCGACAGGAACGGAAGCCAAGAACTGGGAGTTAGTCGAGGGCTACCCCAAAGAATTGAAAATAGGTAAAATTCCCGTCGTTTACGGGTGCCAACCCGCTGTAGAGTGGGAAGACGTACAAAGCCTTATAGACCGATTGGAAAAGTTACTTTCCAACTTCGCCGATACCAACGACTACCACGCTTCGCCGAAAATCTTTGTAGAAGGCAAAATATTAGGCTTCGCAAGGAAGGGAGAAGCCGGGGCCATTATAGAAGGCGAGGAAGGCGCGAAGGCTACCTACTTATCATGGAACCAAGCCCCCGAAAGCGTGAAGTTGGAAATAGACACGCTTCTCCGGCTCATATATGCCATTACCCAAACGCCTGACATTTCCTTTGAGAGCGTCAAGGGCATAGGCGCAATTAGCGGCGTAGCCCTTCAACTTCTATTTATGGACGCACACTTAAAAGTACAGGACAAAATGGAGGTATTCGACGACTACCTAACCCGACGCGCCAACATTTTGTTAGCCTACCTCGGAGCTGCCAACGTCAAGAACAAGGAAGCGGCCCGCCGTCTTATCGTTTCGCCCCGGATAACGCCCTACATTATTGAGGACGAACAGGCGAAAATAAATATGCTTCAAGCCGCCAACGGACAAAAGCCCGTTGCAAGTCAAAAAGCCACCGTCCGCCGTTTGGGTTGGGCGGAAGACCCGGACGCTGAAATAGCCGAGATACAGGAAGAAGAAGCCCGCGCAAACACCTATTACGAGGGCGAACCGACCGTTTAACCCTTTTTTGCCGAATGTCGTATCAATATAATACGATTAGGGCGCGTCTAAGCGCGTTAAACCGCTCCAACTAAGGAAACTATAACCTAACGCGCTTCTCGCGCTTAGACGCGAAATTTAACAAAAATAACTTTATGCCCGATTATACCGAAAACCGCCTTATAGTCCGACTTCGGGGCTTCGACGCGGCACACTACGCCCGGACGACGCGCTACGCCCGTCAAGTGGAACGACTGTATAACACCGCTTGCGACGAGATAGCCGCCGCAGCCGGACGAATAACCATACCCGAAGATGGCGTTTTCAGTTTCGACGACTTCCCGGCGACACGAAGACAGGCGCAGGGGATATTAAACCGTTTGGCTAAAAGAGTGGAAGCCGTGATAGAAACAGGAACGCGGACGGAGTGGCAAGCGGCCTGCGACAAAAGCGACACGTTCCTAAGTTCCATTCTTCGCACTTCACGCCTAAGCCCGGAAGAAGCCGCCCAATACCAGGCCCGGAACTTAGAAGCCTTACAAGCCTTCCAACAGCGCAAGGCCGGCGGATTGGGGCTTAGTCAGCGCGTATGGAAATACACGGAAGAATTTAAGACGGCGTTAGAATTGGGTATAGACGTCGCTGTAGGAGAAGGACGCAGCGCGGGGCAGCTATCCCGCGACCTTCGCCAATACTTGCAGAACCCGGACAAACTATTTAGGCGCGTCCGCGACAAGGGCGGCAACCTTCGGCTAAGTAAGGCGGCGTCGATGTACCACCCCGGACAAGGCGTTTACAGGAGTTCCGCCAAGAACGCCGAGCGTTTGGCACGAACCGAGGTAAATATGGCATACCGCGAAGCCGAATACCTACGATGGCAACAACTTGATTTTGTCGTAGGCTTCCGCGTGATGTTGAGTAACAACCACACGACGACCGACAGCAAGGGGAAGAAAGTACCGCTTACCGACATTTGCGACGAGTTGGCGGGCGACTACCCTAAGACCTTCAAATTTTTGGGCTGGCACCCACAATGCCGCTGCGTCGTCGTGCCTATTATGTCCGATTACGACGAATACAACGACGACCGCGCCAACCGATTGAAGGCGATAGTTCGCGGGAAGACCTATAAAAGCCTTCCTTCCCGGCGCACCGTCCGCGACGTACCCGCCGCATTCCGTTCCCATATTGACGCGATAGCGGAACGCGCTAAGGGTTGGAAGTCGATGCCGTACTACATACGCGACAACTTCAAGAAGGGCGTTATTTCCGGCGGGCTTCTTCCGACCATTCCGCAGAAGGCACAAATGCCAGGCACCACGGCGAAGCCGCCCGAACCCTGTACCGAGTTCGACAGCGAGATAGCCAATTTTAAGAAGTGGGCCTATTCGTTCGGGTTGGACGTTTCGCGGTTGGATCCATTGAGGACAGCGGGCGACCGCGCCGGACTAAACGCCGAAGTAAAACGGCTTCAAGAGGAACGACTAAACAGGATGTCGGAATGGTTAGCCGCCCGTAGCGAAGTGGACGACTTCGCCGACAAAGCCGTAGGGTTCCCGGACATAGTGAAGGAAATTAAAGACGCCCTTACCGCCAACGAGATAAGGACGACCAACTATTACGGCGACTGCATTAGCCGCCTAAAAGCCTTCTTTGCATCGCTTCCGGGCAAGTTGTCAGCCGCAAAAGCGAAGAAGGGCAGCTATTCCGCGAATATGCCTACTGAGTTGCAGAAGGGCGGCAAGTGGCTTCGTGGCGACGACTACGAATATAGCCGGGAGTTCTTCGACTTGATAGACCCGAAGAAGCCGATACCGCTAACCATACACAAGAAAAACGGAAACGATAGTTACCACAGCGCGTTAAAAGGCGTGGTATTGGATATGGGCGGAACGCGCAGCTCGCAAAGTCCATATTACCGACGCGCCCTTATTTACCATGAGTTCGGCCACGGCATAGACTACCAACGAGGATTAAGGCACAGCAAGGAAGTAAAAGACCTCCGCGACAAACAAATAGCCCGGCTTCGTGAAAAGGTGGAAACGACGGTAACTAAACGTAAATGGGACCCGGATAAAAAGGAGTTCGTAACGGAAACGAAAAAGACCAAGTTAATGAAGGCTAAGGTACTTTCCGAACGATTAGACCGACTTTATAGGAAAATATACAGCATGGATGACGCTACGTTTACGAAACGGGGTATAACGAAGCACGACGTTATAGAACAAATAGCCGCCGTTCAAGACACGCTAAAAAGCCTTATTATTTCCGTGGGTTGGGGCCATTCTACCTCATACTTCAAGGGAGCCGGAAAAAGCGAAGCGGAATACCTCGCCCATTGCTTTGAAAACGCATTTATAGGAAACCGCGTATTCCAAAAGTATTTACCTACGGAATACGCGGAAATGATAGCGTTTATTAGAAGTCTTAAATAGTAGGAACGAGGTATAAGCCGCCGTCCATAATAGAACCTACGAGCTTCGCGCCCGTGGGTTCTTTTTCTCCTATGCCGGGATAGACAGGAAGAAGCCGGGCTTTTCCTTCCAAGCATTGCCGGAGAATAGCCCCGTTCTTTTCGGCGTCCGGTTCGGCATATTCAAGAAGCCGCACGACGTCTATATCTTCCGCCGGGGCGTCGGAATTAAGGAAGCCTTCGACAAGGACGTTATCGGGAACGACGGTAACAGGCTGTTTGCCCTTCGTGGTATTGATACGCGGTATTTTCATAGCCTTTGTTATTTGGAGTTAAACGGAGCATAGCCCGAAGGAATAAAACCTATTCCGAAGGTATTGCTTTCGGGGTGGAAGTCGTAGCCGATACAGGCGGCCCCGGCTAAAACGTCCGGCTTCCCGTTCAGTTCCTCGGAAGGAAGCGGCGCACCTTCGACGGGTGGGAATAGTTCAGTAACAACCCGGTCAAGTCTACGTAGTGCATCACGCCGGGCGCGTCCGTGGGAGTTCTTAACGTCGCACAGGGCAATAGTAACGCGCCCTTCATTGGTGGGAGCGTAGCGCGCTACCAAGTCGTCAAGCATAGGCTCGACGGAACGGGAAACTTCCGCCATTGCGTCCCGGAGTACCGGGGAATACGGGAACGGTAGCGGTTGGAAGGCGGGGGCTAAGGGCTTAGGCATTTTGTTTATATTTGGCTTCAATTTCAACTCCTTTAATACGACAGTCCACGACGTCGCCGGAATTAGCAAGGGCGGGCTGTACTTCAACGGCAACCGCTATTTTTACGTCCGTGGCATACGACCCGGCGAAGTTCTTAACGGCTTCCGTTATGTTGTGTTCAAATTCCGCCTTCTTCATAAAGAACGCTTCGGCGGGGGTTAATTGTTTTTCTTCCATTGTGGCAAAGTGTTATTTATTCGCCACAAAGTTAGCACAATAACGCGGGGCTTCCAAATCCGCCCCGACCGCCGGACGGGAATACGATACCCACGGAGTTACAGCCGTAAGCGTATAACGTGGAACGGACGTAACTAATTGTTACCAACCGAAAAAGTCAATAGCAAAAAATACTCAAACGTATTACTTTGGTACGTCGTCCTTCTTCCGGGCTTCTTCAAGTATTCGCGTAGCCCGTTCAAGACCGCCCAATCTTACGCGGGTGCAAGCGACACGCCCGTAGATGTCGGCTAATTCCTTCGCCCGCGCTTCGGCTTCCCGTTGTGCCTTCTTCTTCATACGACGGGGCTTTGTCAGCAGGGCGACCGCTATAAACAGAAAGGATCCGCCAAGAAGGACAGCGGCTATCCACAATAAAAAGGCTTCCATATTAAGGCTGTTTAGCGTCGTTAAAGAAAACGTAAAAGGTTTTTAAGTCGTCCGAGTAATGCGACAGAACATTTACCTTTTTACCGTACCAATTAAAGCCATTGTCATTTTGCGCCCATTCGCCAAAGTCCTCCATTAGTGCTTTTACTACGTCCAATTCTTCGCCATTTCCAATAAGGAAATAGACCAAGATATTTTTAATTTTATAGTCCACAACGTCCACATAGATAGCCAATGGAGAATGACCGCCGATTTTATAACAGTCCTTCCCTTTCTCGGTAACTTCACAACGGAAGCCGCCCTTTTCGGCTTTTTCTTCTAACAGGTGCAGCTTGCGAAGGTTTTTAGTGATGGAATCGCCTAACGCTATTTCCCCAAAGTAGGGGCGGGCGTCGAGGTAGTCAAGCGTTCCGCGCTCCTGTGCCAAACCCAGCACCGGGAGCAAAAGGCAGAGCAATAAAAGCAACTTCTTCATAAAATTAGTAACTTTGTAGCCACCGCCCGAAGTAGCCGGGTTATACGCACGAAAAAGCGCGGACTATATAGGTTTGAGTATTTGCGGCATCGCCAAACGCCTAACGAAAACAAACCGTATAGCCGCGCTTAGTCTGTATATCGTGGTAGGGATATACGACGCTACGCGCTTAGGTTCATTCTTCGTAATTTGGTAATTTGGCGATTTTCAAATACTAAGAACCTATCGCTTCTTCGATAGTAGCCGGATTTTTCCCCGGACTACGCTACAAAGTTACGCCAAATTTTTCACAATTCGCACATTAAATCCTAACAAAGTGTATGGCAAGCGCGGAAGCCGTAGGAAGTTTCGGCGAAGTGTTTGCCTTCTTATAATTGAACACGTATTAAAGTAATACGCTAACTTTGCCATTGATTAAGTAACCCTACAAATTTTTTATGGACGAATTACAATTAGCAATTTTAGCACTACTGCAAAGCAAGTTTGCGGGCGTGAGAAAAGACGGTTTGCAGCAGTTGGCCGCTGTCATCAGCGTACAGGTAGCAAACGAAGAAGAAGCGAACGAAGTCGTAGGTAAACTTACCGCCGACAAAGTTAGCAAGTTCGTAACGGATTGGCGCAAAACCACCGACGCCGAAATCGCCAAAGCCAACAAGACCCACGAAGACGGCCTTAGACGTAAGTACGACTTCAAGGAGAAGGAAGCACCCGGCGACCCTAAGCCCGGAGAAGAAACGCCGCCCACGGGTGGAGCATTGACCGCCGAGGCTATCCGCGCCATTATACGCGAGGAAACCAAGAGCATCCGCGAAGGCTACGACGGCTTACGCGCAGAAAAGACCGCAGCCACCCGCCGCGAACAATTTGTAGCGAAGTTGGACGCCGCCAAGATTGAAGGCAAGCAACGCGATATGCTGTTACGCAGCTTCGACCGCGCCGCTTCCACCTTCAAGGACGACGAAGACTTTAACGGCTACTTAACCGAGATGCAGGGCGACATCGACGCCTTAGCACAGGAGCAGAGCGACAACGAGCTGCGCAACCACGAAAAGCCCATCTTTGGAGCCGTGAACAAAGACGGTATTAGCGCGGGCGTCGCAGACTACATCGCTTCGCAGCAGAGTTCAGCAAGTCCGACCCTTACCGGGAAGGAGATTTAACAACCCCCTAAAACGACACGAAAATGGGATTTATGCGATACCAACGCAAACAGGACGAGCGCACAGCCCACGCCTGTATCAACAATTTGGCGGATATTCCTAACGGTGTAACCGTAGTCGTTGCAGACCTTATCCCCGGCGTTCCCCTTCGTGAAGGTGCGATTATTGCGCCGGACGAAGCGGGCTTTTACCACCTCGTCAAAACCGCCGAAGTTGTGGAAGCAGCCACCGCCACCGCTACCGACTATAAGGTAGCAAAAGGCCATCACTTCAAGGTAGGCGACTTCGTGATGTTCAAGACCGGGGCCAAGTCTTACGCTATTACAGCCATCGACACCACCCCGGCCACATTCGACACCATAACCGTAGGAACGACCCTCGGCGCGGCTATTCCCGTCGGCGGAACGCTTACCCAGGCCAAAGCCGAAAGCGCGACAGTTTCCGCCTACAAATATCCGCCTTTTGCCGCTTGCGGCGATAGTTACCCCGTGGAAGCCCTTACCAATACCCCGGTAGTGGCCGTAACCTTCGGGCAGTTCCGCGCCGCCCTATGTCCGCCCCTCAGCGACGATATTAAGGCCGCGCTTCCTACCCTTAAATTCATTTAACATTAACCCCACAGCAGAAAGTTATGATACCTACTTTAATGCAGGGGCTTAACGAGAAGGACATGGCGGGCGTAGTAAAGACCTACGACCTTAAACCGTTCTACTACCCAACCCTTTTCCCGTTGAAGGAGAATTACTCCTTAACGTGGAAAGCGTTGGAAACCCGCGTAGGCTTAAAGATAGCCGCCGACCTCGTAGCCCGTGGCGCACGAATTGACAAAAAGACCCGCGAGGCAATAGCCCGTATTCAGGGCGATATCCCCAAAATTGCCATAAAGCGCACCAAGAACGAAGACGAGCTGGACGCGTACGACCTTAT